GCGGTGGCGGCAAGCAGATTTCCAACGCCAATACGATCAATTTCCCGGCCAACAATGGTGCCGCCTCTGTGGTGGTTACGCACTTCTCGGTATGGGATGCGGCAACCAGCGGCAATATGCACATGAGCGCCGCACTGATCGTTCGGTAATCCATGCTCAACGGATCGACATTAAATGGCAGCGCCTTAAATGGTGACTACCAGTTACTCAACGCCTATGGCGATGGCGAAGGTGCCATTGCCTATGTGGCCGAGGGTGAAGGTCTTCGCCTGCGTCATTTTAATGTCCTTTCCGTGGCCTCGTTTGCTGGAGAATTGCAGGCGTCTGCAATCAGATATTCGACGTTTTCCGCCAACGCTGTATTGGTTGGGCAACTCGATGCCAGCGCACAGCGGGTAGGGTTTAGCTACTCCCCGGTGATTTCATTCGAGAGCAGTCTTTACTACACCAAGACTGCTTTTGGTAGTGGTAATGCCATCGTGGAAATTGGCGCGGCCGGCTATGTCGGCATTGTCTTCATCGACGGCGAGGCCGTTCTGGTCTATGCCGGTGAAGGCGATGGCCTGCGGGCGAAAACCGGGGGCGGCAGTGCGATTGCGTCAATGGTTGGTCAAACCGACGACTACCTGCGCGCTATCCGGGTGCCAATGCCTGCGGCAACCGCCTATTCGCCGTTTGCGGCCGAACTCGATAGCGCCCATATCCATGCCGGAGTTGTCTACAAGGACGGCTTCGGCAATGCCGTGCTGTCTTTGCTGGCCGAGGACGGCGGAATGCGCCGGCAAGTCTTCCTGACCTCGATGGATATTGATAGCGCCGGTTCGTTGCTCGGAACAACCCGGCAACACGCAAGCGG